TCACTCATTGATCTCAATCCTTTGGAAGAGGCCCGGTCCGAAGCTTTCAGACATCTGGGCAACATGGATTTCATAAGCGCCGGTCACGCCGTCGCTGGTTTTCTGACTGGCGGAGTAGGTCCAATTGGACATCGCCACGACGCTTTCGCGCAAAAGGGCTCCGTCCTGAACGACCCGCACAACATAAAGCTCGGAGGCTTCGCTAAGGGGCACTTCGACCGATTGCCAACTGTCCCCGTCGATCCGTGTGCGCCGCACCCAAGTCAGATATGTGTCGCCCGAGAGGGTCAAATCGGCTTTGAGATGCGCCGGAGCATAGGGCCGCAGACCAATCCCATCAAAGGCTTCGACCACATGCTGATAGCTCGGATCATCGTAGCCACGTTGTGACGGGCCGATGCGGTAATGACGTGCGAGTCCGCGAGCCGATTGGGCAATGTCGATTTGTCGAAGCGCCGAGTTCAACAGGACAAAGCGAGATCCCGCAGGCCAGCTTGCCATAAGCCCGTCGGTCCCCACCTGTCCACGCAACCGCAAGGACAGATCGTAGGTTTGCGGCGCAACCAATTCTGCAGTGGCGAACTGGAACACTTCCCAGTTGCCAGACGATCCATCGCCAATCGCGGCGACATTGGCCCCGTTCAAAACATCAATGAGATCGACCGAAGTCAGTTCCCCTTTGGTCAGCTTGACCCGCAAAGAGGTCCCCCGATCCCAAACAGCAGGCTGTGCACTTTCAAGCGCCGTTTGTGTTACGCCAATGGTGGCCCAGGTTGGCAACAACGTGTTCAACTCATAGCCACTGTCAGATGCCGACGCATAGACCGCAGCCGAGCCCGGCCATGGGTTCGCCGTGACCGCAATATGCGGTGCATGCGGCGTTTCATCACCCGTCAAAAGCGGAAGATCCAAAAACAACGGATAGACCGGAACAGGGGCCGCAAACGGTTTGGCTTCGATGATTTCTTCTACCGCATCCGATGGCACATAGATTTCCTGCTCAACACGCACGGCTTCGATCTGTTGTAGATCACCAAAGGTCGCGTGATCCACCCGGTAGCGCAAAGCGCCATCCTCCGTGGTCACAGTGATCACATCACCCGCACCATATGAAAACAGCGATGGAGGAAGTGAAAATCGGGCCGTATCTCGCGCCACCCGCGATTCTGCCAACCATCGTTCCACAACCTGCCGCCCCTCTGATCGCGTGAGGGCCAAAGGCAATTCGGATTGGGATACAAGCCAGCTTTGCTCATCCGGGAACATGGCCTCTTCGGCGCGGGCAGCATAATCTCCGTCCGCATCGACAAAAGTCAGCTTAACCCGTCCCGCCACTTCCGCTTCTGGAGCACGGGTCCGTTCCAAAACCCCGTCCAACTCATCGGAGACCGCCATTTGATCTTCGCTCAGCGCAACCTTTGCTTTGCCATCACGGGACCGGAAAATGAGTTGGCCTTCGCGTTCGATTGCCTCAAACCCATAGGCCAACATAAGGGGCTGCAACGCGGAGCGGGCCCCCGAGATGTCGCTGACGCTATAGCCGCGCAAAACGCCCCAAAGTTCTTTGACATCCACCTCGTAAATGCCTGAACGCGCACAGATTTCAGTGACGACGTCGGCCAGAGACCGTGACGTACTGCGACCGTTCAACCAATGCCCGCGAGCGTAATTATCCCCATCACTCCAGACAGAGGTGACAGCCGGAAAAGCCGGATATGGTCGTCCATCCCAAGCCCAAACATGGGCCCGGCTCATGTCGATCATTGGTCCACCATAGATGTCGGACATCGGGTTATGGCTCTCATTCTTCCAGTATTCCGTCATCGCACGGACATACTGAAGCTGGATGAAATCATCCCGACGCCCGGAAGAATATTTCGGCAGTGAGCTTTCCGAAGATTTCGCATCCAAAAACTTGTTGGGTTGATTGGTCGCTTTATCAATCGCGGCACAGCCCATTTCAGTAAACCAAATCGGCTTTGACCTCGGCTGCCACACCGTTGGTGTCTCATTACGGACGCCGCCGACCCGTTCGTGATGATCGTTCTGCCACCAGCCCCGAATGTCCTTGTAGCGCCAGACCCAATCTTCACCGTAAGTGCCATCTACAATCGGGGTGCGGATTTGTGCCTTATCGTGCTCATCAAACGCATAATACCAATCATACCCCTCACCGCCTTCGATGTTGGTCTTGAGATACTCAAGATTATAGATCGAGCCAAAATCGGCGTCAGCATGATCGTCGCCATCGCGCCAATCCGACAGCGGCATGTAATTGTCGATCCCAATGAAATCAATGTTCGCGTCGGCCCAAAGCGGATCAAGATTGTAGTAAAGATTGCCGTCCGCTTGATAGCCGAAATATTCGGACCAATCCGCCGCATAGCCAATCTTACATTGTGTTCCAAGGATACCACGCACGTCTGCGGCAAGCTGGACCAAGGCGTCAACGGCCGGGAAACCAGCCGCACCACGAATGCGCGTCAGAGACCGCATCTCTGAGCCAATACAAAACGCCTCGACTCCGCCAGCCAACGCACACAGATGCGCATAATGCAGGATCATCCGGCGATACGAAAACTCGGCCGGCCCCGTGTAAGACACGGTTGATCCGGAGACAGTGAAATCTGATGCCTGCGCGGTGCCAAAAAATGCAGCAACCTCGGCGTCTGCCACAACTGTGCCGTCTGTGGTGTCCGCAACACCCGGCGCCAAAGATGTGGTGATCCGACCGCGCCATGGCAATGCCGGTTGTTCACCTTCACCCGTCCAGGGATCAATCAAGCCATTGCCTGCCAGTTGATCCATCAAGATAAACGGATAAAACATGACCTCTTGCCCCGCATCATGCAGCGCTTCAATGGCCTGAACCACTGATTGGTCCGTCGGCGTCCCACCATACACAGACCGGTCATCAATGTCGCGAGGCACCAGGTTTGCGGCGCTTCGCGACAGTCCAGACACAGACCAGGGCATGTTCGAGGCGTCTGCCACCACTTGCTCCACCTTCGGCTGCAACTGACAGAAACCACAACGCAAATCATCTCCGAACCAAGAGACCACAAGCGACGTCGATCTACAGGATTTCAACTCCTGCGACATCGCCGTCAAAGAGGTTGTAAAATCGGGTTGGCCTGAGGCGGAATTGACGTTGGACGCGGAAACGTCCCCGGCATCCCCCTCCAAATACACGGCAGTTGTCGCCAACGCGTACTCACCCGTCCCTGGGATCATCGCAACAGCTTCGACCAAATGGGTCAAATCACTCTTTTGCCCCACAGCCTGATCTGGACGCATCACTTCAAACGTAAACTGCGGCACCCGGTTGCCAAATGGCGTCAAATCGACATCCTCAAGCACAACGTAAGCAATGCCGCGGTATGCAGGCACTTCGCCCGCCCCTTCCACCGCTTCCATCTTGGGATCTGGCAACTGATCTTCCGTGCCAGAGTAAAGGCGCATATTCAACGTGCTCACATCAATCTCAGCCCCATCGGCCCAGACCCGGCCCACACGAGAAATTTCACCTTCACATAGGGCAACCGCCAAAGACACCGAATAGCTATACTGCTTGACTGTGGGAGCGCTTGGAGCCCCTTTGCCCCCACCACCCGATGTGGCGACATTCTCCTGAAATTCGGTCGCCCAGATCACCTGTCCGCCTACGCGCATCCGCCCGTAAATCTGCGCAACAGGCGTTCCCTCGGAGGCACCCGTCAGACGAAATCGTTCGACTCGACCCGTTTCCACGGTCTGGCTTCCCGCGCCCATCAAGCGTTGGTCAATCGCACGCCCAAGTGTGGCCCCGATCGCACGACCAATGACCACAGAAGACAAGCCTAATACACCTCCGCCAACGGAGGCCCCAATCGCCGCACCTGCGGCTGAAAGTACAATAGTTGCCATCACTTATCTCCCTTAAGTGGGAATGCAAAACAGGCCACAACACGCCTGCGCCATGGTGTGCTCAAAGCATTCTCAACGACGCCGTGACCGGAATAGGCATGAATGAATGAGGGGCTTTCGCCCACCCTCCCGACGATGCCAAGATGCTTGGCCACAGCCCCATCGCGCATTCGAAACAAAAGCACGTCGCCTACGGCCATCTCGCTCACCGGTTTCGATATAAGGTGCTGTTGCGCCGCATTGAAAAGCCGCTCCTCATTTTGAGGCTCACTCCAATCTTTCGTATATGGCGGGATCATTTCGGGCTCTTCGCCATAGACCTCACGCCAAATCCCACGCAATAATCCAAGACAATCGGTCCCCGCCCCTTTGCAAGAGGCCTGATGCCGATAGGGCGTTCCAAGCCAGCTGCGGGCATGATCGGCAATCGTCAAATCCATCATTCTAGCCCCCAAAAATCGAGCTACGGCTGCTACCATCATTGGCTTTGCCTTGGATCGGATAGCTCGCCAGCCAGTCTTCGCCCGGAATATGCGGAAAACCGCGAAAGTTTAGAAAGTTGTCAAACTTCAACCGGCATGTCGCCGCGCGCCGATCACATCCTGCCTCAATCCGAATGAGGTCTCCGGGCGCAATCTCTGCTCTGAGCTCTTCCCAGAGTTCAATTTTACGCCCATCCGCTGACAAGCGATCATTCTTGATCACCCCCACAAGGTGCGCGGCCGCGCCCGTTTGAACACTCAAACGCCCGCGTTCAAACCAACGGTCATCAAAGCCCTCAAAGCTGGAAAACGAAAAAAGTTTCCCCTTCTCAACGCTTTCCACCGTAACTTCGGCAAAATACCCCGGCTGATTGAGGTCAAAGCCGCAGCCTTCTCCACCCAAAACCGCCGAACAACCGGGTTGATAGACCCGCCCTTGTGGCTGGTTGAGCTCTTCGGTCAAACCCCGCAGTTCCGCGCGAAAGCCGCCGGAAACCCGTGTAATCTCGCCAAATGTCCCTTTAAACAACAGCACACGCTGGTCCACATCTGCCCAGTTCACAAGCCAAGAGCGCACCTGAGCGCCATCAAAGCGCCCGGCCCGAATGTCACTTTCTTGTACCGAGGCCGAACTCAACGCGCCCAGCGCCTCAGTGTTGTCAACCGACAGACCCGTGGATTGCTCAAGCGCATTGGCCGTAAGACCCGTATCCGCTTTAAAAACAAACCCGTCGAAACTCAGGTCATTGTCATGATCGGTAAAGCCATAGGTTTCCCCATCGCGACGCACCAGCACCCAAGCGCGACACAGCGTTGTCGTCCCGTTGGCCAAATGCATTTGTAGATCTTCCGGAAAAGCCATCAGACACGCACCTCCACAATCGGCACATTGGGCACTTCTCCAGCCTGAAATGACGCCACAGACGTCGCGATCCGATTGGTGTCAAACCGCACAGGTACGTCAAACTCATATCCGGCACTCACGGCCGCGCTCTCCGCCGGCGGAGTGGCAAAGGTGATCATCCCCGTCAGGGTATTCACCTCCCAATCAATCGCTTCAAAAAGCTCCTGACCTTGCACACCCGCTTTGACGGTTCCCAACACCGGCTTTTTCACCGGGCGAACATAAACCGCATCTCCAGACTGATAGCTCTTGTTGAGCTGGAATTGTGTGGTTTCACCATCGCCATAGGCCACAATCTGATCCTGAAATCCCACGGCTTCAGATGCCCGGCAGGTCTTGTAATCCGACCAGTCTTTCCACCGAAACCCGTAAAGTTGCCCTTGGCGCGCTTCAAAAAACGCGATGAGCAACTCGATATCATCCAAGGACCGCATCCCAAGCCCCGCATCATACCGCCGACGGGAATGTGCCCATGGGGTGTTGCGTTCTTCAAACCCGTTTGCCAGCGTCACAACATCGGTGCGCCGTTCCGGTCCTCCAACAGACCCAAAGCTCAGGTTCGCCGGAAATCTCACATCATGAAAACCCATAGGTGTTCCCCTCCATTCGAATGGCGGTTGAGGCCGGTCCCGGCCCGTATTGCGTTATTGATTGCGTTGACCACGGCCCAGCGCACGACTGAGCTGTGCGGCCACTTGGCTTTGACTGCGTCGAAAGCCTTCGACATCCGGCGTGGTGATATTCATCGTGACATTGACTGGGCTGCCCGACCCGGAGGCCTGAACGCCCAATTTGCCATTGGCCCCGCGCGTCAGTGGCATAATCGCCTCCGCCCCCGCTTCACCCATAAGGCCAGTGCCGCCACGCATCGGGAAATAAGTCGGGCTGGACACGACGCCGCCCTTGGCAAAGGGCATCACATTGCCCTGTGCAAAAGCCCCGCCTTTTTCAAACGGCATGAGACCTTGAATGATACTCTCAAGACCGGAGCCCAGCACAGAGCCCACATGGCTCGTCACCGGCTTCAATGCAGCATTGTAAGCCGCATCCAACATCGACGTGCCAACGCCCTTGAGCGCCTGTGCCAACGTGTCGCCATCAAACACCAAGCCATCAATCGCTTTTTTCAACCCTCGGGAAATCCCGCGCTCAAGTGCGGAAACTTCGCGCTGTGTCTCGGCCACCGTCGCCTGCAGCCGCACCATCTCTTGGTTGAATGCCGACGCCATCGCCTCGGCACCGCCAATGGCGCTTTCCATCTGCGTGACCTTATCTTCAAAGGCGTCAAGGCCATTTACATCTGTGCCGTTGATCTCAGCCATCGTCTTGCCCTTTCATTGCGCCTTCATCGGGGAAGGCTTTGGCCAATTCATCGAGCCGGGTGCGGCCCATCGGTGCCGTGCTGCTTCCAGTGCCCAACATCAGCAACAGTTCGGCAGGCGTCAGTCTCCAGAACTCATCGGGTTTCAACCCAAGCCCCCGGATACCGAGCCGCATCAGCGCGGGCCAATCAAACCCGCCCTTATCTGTCATCAGGCTCATTGGGATCCTCTCATCCAGGCACCATAAAGGCCCGCGTGATCAGCTCTGCGCCAACGCGCGCCGCCTCAAGCGGCCCGCCTTCGATCTCGGTCGTCAAAATGTCGTCATAGCGCCCCTTCCAGCCACCGCCGCGCAGACCCGCCACAACAACACGCAGCACATCCGCGGACGAAAACCGACCCGCCTCATAGCGCTCGACCAACTCCACCAACGTGTCCGTTTGCAAACCCGCCTCGAGTTCCGCCAGCGCCCCAAGCGTGAGCTTCAGGACATGACGTTCACCATCAAGCGTCAGCGCCACTTCGCCTTGAAAGGGGTTCGCCATGACTTACACCGCCGTAAAGGTCAGTTGACCCGCCGACGACATCGCCAGTTCATAGGTGGCCTCGCCGTTATACGAACCCGCATATTCGATAGAGGTCAGTTGAAACGCCCCCTCAACGATGCCAAAATTCGGGATGATCACCTGAAAATTAGGCACTTCGCCGTCAAAGAAAATCTGACGTGCGCGTTCATCTGTGCTCTGGTCTTTGAACACACCAGAGCCCGAAATCGTCGCGCTCTTTACCCCGGCACCGCCGAGGAGTTCGCGCCAACCGCCGGAACTTTCCAGCGAGGTCACATCAACGCTTTCGGCGTTGAATGAAATCCGCGTCGCCCGCAGCCCCGCAATGGTTTCGAAAGAGCCGGAGCCAGTCATGTCCAGCTTGATGAGAAGGTCTTTGCCGTTTTGAGCAGCCATGGTCGTGTACTCCGTCTTGGAATAATCAGTTGTCTTCAACACGCGCGCGGAACTTCAAATCAATCCTGCGCACATCACTGTCCTGAACGCGCCGGGCCTTGGCCGACACGAAATAGAGCCCAACGAGGCTGCCGCGGCTCAACGTAAGATCCGCATCGACAAGCACGTCGGAAATGGCCGTGGCCACCTGTTTTGCCGTCAAAAACCCCGCCGTATCCGCCACCACGGACACCGTGAATTCGTGACGCGCGCCTGCTCCGGTTTTGTCAGACGCATCTGTCACGTCCTCCGGGCCAAGGCTCACATACAAAGAGGGCAAACTGCCGGTCGGGGCCGCATCGTAAATCGCACTGCCCACCATCCCCGTCAGCGTCGCATCGGCCACAAGCGCCTGATACACCGCTGTCTGCAAAGCTGCCGCAACACCGTAACTCATGACGCCACCTCCTCACGCGCATTGCAGGTCAGGTAATGCCCCTGCGGATCAAGCTCCGTCACAGACAAGATGCGAAACATCCGCCCGCCTTCGACAAAGCGCTGATCGGGTTTGGGACGTCGGGGCGATCCAACCGGCGCGCCCCGCACGATGATCTTCATCGGCACACGGCTCACGGTCAGAAAATCCTCCGAGGTCTCAGACCCCGTTCCCGACTGAATGGACGCCCAAAGCGTGCCAATTTGTGCCCAGGTTTCGACATAGCCACCCGCCCCGTCAGAGACCCGATTGGCCTCCTCCAAAACGAGTTTGCGGTTGAGGTGAACGACCGCCGCCATCACAAACGCCCTCCAAACAGACGAATGTTGCGATACCGCTCAAGCAGGGCATTCACCCCAAAGGGCATGGTCGCCTCTCCCACCGCCGTCTCATGGCGATGTTCGTAGTAATGCGACGCCAAAAGCATCACGGCCTGTGCAAGGTCTGCGGGCAAATCGCCCCAAGCATTTGCAAACCCGGCCGTAAATTCAATCCGCGCTTGTCCGGCAACCGGAATCTGCGGCAACACGAACCCCGTCGACACAAGCCGGGGGCGGTGCATATCCTGCTCCAGCACATATTTGGCTGGGTCAATCGTGGTTTGCGCGCCCAAACGATCCGTAATCACAAAGGCAGTGATCGCGCTGACCGGAGCGACAGGAAGCCCCTGCGCGCCAAGATCACGCCACGCCGACAGCGTATAGGTGTAGTCGCGAATGATCAGAACCTTGTTGGTCCGCGCCTCGACAGCCGCCATCGCCGCCCGTAGGAACGTCTCAAGGACCCCGTCCTGAACCCCATCATCGCCGAACCCGGTGCCCAGTCTCAAATGATCTTTGAATTCAGCGACTGGCAATGCCGCGCTGGGCACCTGGGTCTGCTCCATTAACATCATGGTACATCTCCGTTTCCGGGTCCCCCTGGTTGCAGTGAGTATGGATGCGCGTCCCCCCTTGTTGCTCGGACGGAGGGGGAGCAGCTAGACAACACGGGCTTTATGGGGCGCGCATCCACTGCTCATGACCTCACCGGTGCGGTGCGGCCATGAGCACGTCTTCGAACAGCCTTAGGAGATCGAGAACTTCAACAGTTTGATCGCTGCAAAGTCAGACACATCACCGCCCACGCGCTTGGTGGCATAGAACAGCACATGTGGTTTGGCCGAGAACGGGTCACGCAGGATGCGTACATCCGGGCGTTCTGCAACGGTGTAACCCGACGCAAAGTCACCAAAGGCAATTGCTGCCGCATCAGAGGCGATATCCGACATGTCTTCTGCGATCAGAACCGGGTAGCCCATCAAACGCGCAGGCTCGCCCGCTGCAAGACTGTCAGACCACAAGAAACGGCCATCCGCATCTTTGAGTTTGCGCACTTGACCCGCGGTTTTCGAGTTCATCACAAAGGTGCCGTTGGCGCGGTACTGTGCGCCCAGCGCATAGACCAGCTCAACAATCGCATCCGCCGGATTGACCGCATCAAACGCGCCATTCGTACCCGTCGCAACATAGCCAAGGCTGCCCCAGGCCCAGCTGTCATTGGCCACTTGTGCGTGCGCCAAAAAGCCGGTCGGTTTGTCCACGCCATCGCCATTGATAAAGGCAGACGCCTCAGCACTGGCAAATTTGTCGGCGATGCGACCTGCAAGCCACGCGTCAATGTCAAACGCAGAGTCGTCCAAAAGGCGCTGAGAGGCTTTCGGCAAGGCCGACAGCTCAAACAACGGGATCGAAATGCGGTCGATCGTCGGCGTGGTGGTCTCGCCCACAGCGCCGGTTTCCGTGATCCAGCCAGACCCAATATCCGTGGTGTCGATCAACACGTCATAAGAGGTCGCTTCGACGTTCACCACAGTCGCGATAGACCGAATGGAGGCGGTGGATTTCAGCACCGATTTGATCACGTCAGAGGTCTGCGGGTCCACAAGATAGCCACCGTCGCCATTGATGGCCGTGGACATGGATTTGCCTTCGAGTTCAACGCCACGCAAAGCGTCATCGTCGCCGTTGCGGACATAGGTCACAAAAGCCGATTTGTGGGACATGTCCACATCACGTGCTGCGGACAAGGCCGGACGGCCAAAGGTATGGGATTTACGATCAAGCATGGTCAGTCGCTCTTCCTGTTCTTGAAGCTTAGATTTGATTTCGGTTTGAAAGTCTTTGAGATCACTTACGAATTCGGCCAGCGCGGTCTTCACCTCAGTGGCCGGTCCGGTCCCAACATGGGCCCCGGTTTGGGCACCGCTTTGGCTCCCTTTATAGGCCGAGGTCTCGGACATACCGGTCCCGGCCTGAAAGCCGTTCCGGGCCTTCGTCTCGGTTTTGCTCATCCAAACAATCCTTCGTTGTTGTGTTGGGTATCGCGGGTGAATGCGCTGGCGTTAGCTCTCGCTGGCCAGCTGCTTGCGGGCACTGGTAAAAGCGTCCGCAAGGTCACGCAGCATCGCCTCGGTCGCAAACGGGTCATCCCCCTTTGCCTCCGTGCTCAACCGCGCTTCGGGAAGCATCGGAAATGTCACCAAAGACACCTCCCAAAGTTCCAGTTCGGACAAAAGGCGTGTGCCTTTCGCGTCCTTTTGCGCCTTCACGGTGCGGTATCCGATCGACAATCCGTCAATCGCCCCCGCCTCGATCAGCGCCACCGCTTCGCGACCTCTTGCAACATCGGTCAGCAGGCGTCCCTTGACATAGAGACCGCGCGCATCTTCACGCACCTCGTCCCAAATGCCGATGGGCTGGCTCGGGTCATGCTGCCACAGCATCTTCACCGAACGGCCCTTCGATTTCAGCGCCTTGAGAGAGTTGGCGTAGGCGCCTTTCAAAACGACATCGCCGCCTTGATCTGTCAGCCCAAAGAACGAGGCATAGCCTTCGATCTCAACACCATCGGTCACCACAATATCTTCGCCCAAACGGCTAAACTTGTGCTCAAGCCCGCTTTGAAACTCCTTGTTCATCTCAGTTCCCCTCATCCTCTTGGGTCTGATCCTCAGCCTTTGGTGAAGATTCCGCAGCCAAAGGCGGCAGACCCAACATCGCGCGCTTCTCTTCGGGTGTGAGGAAATCGGCACTCGCCACCCGGTTCCATTGCGCGTCGCGTTCACTCGACAGCGCGGAGACCTGATCAAGGTCGGGTTTCAGCTCAATCGCCTCCCCCGTGCGCTCAGACAGCCAATGCCCAATCGCCGCCGTCACCTTGCTCACCATCGGCAGCACCGTCAGGCGATAAAACGCCCGGTTCGCCTCTTGGTAATTCGAATAGGTCATGTCGCCGGGGATGCCCAAAAGCATCGGCGGCACTCCAAAGGCCAGTGCGATCTCGCGCCCCGCGGCCTCTTTGGTCTTTTGAAATTCCATGTCGGAGGGGCTGAACCCCATCGGCTTCCAATCAAGTCCGCCTTCGAGCAACATCGGCCGACCCGCATTGCGCGCGCCCTGGTGATGGCTTTCCATCTCACTGAGCAACCGATCATATTGATCCGCCCCCATCGACGCCTGACCATCCACGCCTTTGTACACAATCGCGCCCGAAGGCCGTGCCGCATTGTCCAAAAGGCTCTTCGACCAACGCGAGGCCGAATTATGCACATCAATCGCCGTCGCCGCCGCCTGGATCGGGGACAGCCCGTAATGATCATCCGCCGGGTGAAAGGTTTTGATGTGACAAATCGAGGAATGCCCATCGATCACGTCAAACCGGTGCTTGCGCCCGCCCACCGCATATTCATAGGCAATCGGCCAACCATCCGCGCCGGGCACAAGGTTCATCCGGTCCGAGCGCAACACATGCAACTCCTGCGGCACCGCGCCCCAGTCGCCAACCGCCTCAAGATAGGCGTTGCCCGACAGCAAAATCTGGGCATAAAGCGCCTCAAACAATTCCGCCCGGCCCTGTGCCGGATTGGGACGTGAAATCACCGACAAAAGTGGGTGTTGGTCATACCGCGCCTCTGCATCCTGCATCACCAAAGGCAATGCCGCCGCCGCTTCCGCAATCAATTTGACCGAACGAAACCCAACCGGGTTGCCGATAAACCCTACCCGCGTCAACGTCACCGTATCGCGCGGGCTCCAGGCCACGCGGCCCACGCCGGAAACCGACGCCACGACCGGTCCGGTCGCCGAGGCCTTCGTCTCGGGCATATTGCTTGCGCCCCGCTTCAGAAAGTCAAACACCATATCCGTGTCTCTCCTCATCTCTTGTCCGGCGATGCCGCTGTGGCATCCATGCCTCCACTGTGCGCGGCCCGCAAAGAACCCCGCCAAGCCTTGGCTGTTACTCTCGATTGTTTCGGCCTCGTGGCATCACACGTCCGGGCAATTGCCCCGATCAACCTGACGCACACGAGGCCCGGAAAGGGAGCATGATGGGGTCTTTCAACCTCACCAAACCTGTCGTGGCGCCCGCGCCTCCCCGAGACCTCTCGCGGGCTCTCCCGCCCCTTGGCCCCCTTGATGTTTCCATCACTGCGCCTTCGGTAAAAACGTTCTAAACGACAGGGTAAAAGAAGTTCTGAGCAGCCCGTGCGCTGCTCCCTTTGGAACGCAACACCTAAAGCGTTCCGCCATAAACCTGTCTCACGGGCTTATGGCCGAACGCCCACACCATTGATATGTCTGGCAACGTCACGCCTTTTCCCTGTCTCAGGTTAAAGGCGTGACGCTTTAACCAAGCGTCCGAATGCGTGGCCGCAAATGCCCCGCCGCTGGCACAATCATCAACTCATGCACAGCCCAAACCAGCGCGTCCAAACGGTCCGGGCTGCCCGGCGCTTGAAACCCTTGCGCGGTCATCTTGATCATCTGATCTTCCAGCGCGTCCAACCCGCCCCAGACATGCCGCACCCGACCCTGATCGTACAAAGCCGCCACAGGTTCCGCCCGCGCCGCCTTGCCCCGCGTCGCGCGCACCGATTTATACGGCACCATCGGATCAATCTGCCGCAACACGGTCTCAACCAAATCGCCGCCTTGGTTCACCTCGGCCACGATCTTGTCGCCCTCCCAGCGCGCCAACGCATCAATCGCCGCCTTGGCCCACACCGTCGGAGACGACGCCGACACCGTCGCGTCCTCCAAAACATAGGCCCGCCAATTCTGCGGCGCGCCTTGGGTCACGGCACCCACCACGACGATCCCGCATTCGTCCGATCCCGCATGGCCCGTCACCGGCGGATCCACCGCCACGACGATCCGGTCAAACTCCGGCAACGCGTCCGCCCGCATCTCTTCAAGTCTGGCCAAAGACCACAGCGCGCCCTCTTCCTCGTCGATCAACACGCCATCCAATTCCTGCCGCCCCAATCGTGTCCCCGCATAGCGCGTTTTGACTTCCTCAAGGAAAGACGCCGCCAAATTGGCCGCATTCGCCTCTGTCGTCGCATGGGTCGACACCGTCGAGGACCGCTGCAACAGCGCTTTCAAAATCGCGATGTTGCGTGGCGTCGTTGTCACCACCGCGCGCGGATCATCGCCCAACCGCAGGCCGAACTGCAGCATGTCCCATGCCTCTTGCGGCTTTTTCCATTTCGCCAATTCGTCAATCCACGCCGCATCAAACTGCGGCCCGCGCAACGCCTCCGGGTCATTGCCCGAAAACACTGTCGCCTCCGCCCCATTCGGCCAAATCAGCGTCCGCCGCGTTGCCACCCATTTCGGACGCCGATCCGGCGGGCTACAGGCCAAAATGCCGCTGTCGCCAAACACCATCACCTCGCGCGCCTGATCATAGGTCTCGCCGACCAAGGCCACGCGTTTGGCCCGCCCCGGATCACAGGCCCGCGATCCTTCCACCATCGCGCGCACCCATTCGGACCCGGCCCGTGTCTTGCCCGCGCCGCGTCCGCCCAAAATCACCCAAGTGCGCCAATCCCCCTTGGGTGGCAATTGGTGATCCAAAGCCCAAGCCTCGAACAAAAAAGGGAGCGCCAAAAGCGCTCCCTCATCGAGATCATTGAGAAATTGGTCCTGAACCTCTCGCGGCTCTGAGGCGACCCAGGCCATCAAGGATCTGAGATCGGGCTGCCCCAAGGTCGATTGCCCCGCCCCCAAGCTCTCCGGTTTTGCGTTTGTGGTCATCGAGACGCTTCCTTTCCTCAAACGAAATATTCAGCGCTTTGTTCAGATCCGCCATATGTTTGGCGATCTCGCTCGCCGATTTCGGATCTCCGGCACGCACGCCGTCAATGGCATCGTGAATGGCCCGGATCGCCCGGACCACACTCTCATTTGCGATCTCAACCAGACTGTCGAGATTGCGGTCATCCCCCACAGATGAAGTCTCTATTTTCAT